GCACCGGCGAAGAGACTGACGGTGGCGAGGGCGCGGCTGACACAAGCACCGGCGCAGAAGACGACAAGGGTGAGGGTGCGGAGCCTACTACCCCACCTGCGCAACCCGAAGCACCCAAGGCGGTAGAGCAACAGCCGCAGACCCAACCCGCGTTGGACCCGAAGTATTTGGCCGCGGCGATGGCCGAGTACCAGAAGAACCAGACAGCCGAACAGTCTGCACCAGCGCAGCCCGAAGCGCCCAAAGAATTTACCCCCGATGATTTTCTGGATGATACCCAGAAAGCAGCCTTGGCGGTCTTCGACTCTGAGTGGTCCGAAGTAAAAGCCCCAGTGCTGGCGCTCATCCAGGCGCACGTCAAGGCAGCTCTGGCCAACCAAGAACGTGTTTTAACCGCGCAGGTGCATCAATCTCTGGCGCCGATTCAGCAGGTGACTGCGAGATCGCAGGAAGCGATGCACTATGCGACGATCCAAGCTGCACACCCGGACTTTCGTGAGAAAATCCCAGAAGTGCAAGCGTGGATTGCGTCGCAGCCAAGTCTCACCAAGACCGCATTTGAACGTGCGTTCCAAGGGGGCACGGCTGCAGAAGTCGTCGAGTTGTATGACGTCTTTAAACAAGCGAATGGTGTGACGAGTGCAGCGCCAGCACAACCAGCCTCGTCAGCCGCGCAAGTGCCGCCGCAGAAGACAGTGCCAAAGGCTGCGTTGAACGCAACCCTGGCGCCGCCGACTGCACAACGCAGTACCCCCGTAAACTCCCGCGACCCGAACGATTTTGAAGGTGCGTTCGACGAAGCGGTTTCCGGGCGGTAACTTGACCGACTGAATAGAGGATCTACACCATGGCTTATACCGGCAATACTTACAGCGACCTGACTCCGCGTCAGTCGGGCTTTTCCGTAGCAGAGTTCTTGAAGCGCGCTATTCCGATGATGACCATCGAGAAGTTCGGCACGCAGAAGCCTCTGCCCAAGAACGAAACAAAGACCATCAAAATGCGCCGCTACTTCCTGGTGGGCGGCACCGGTGGTTACTCCGGTGCAGCGGGTTCGTACAACCTGCCGTTGGCTACCACTGCGCTGACCGAGGGTGAAACCCCGGCAGGCATCAAGATGGACTACAAGGACTACTCTGTAGACATCGCGCAGTACGGCAACTGGACCGGTTTCACTGACTTCTTCATGGACACCCACGAAGACGTGCCACCTGTCATCCGCGAGTTCTCGGACATCCTGGGCGAGCAGGCTGCGCTGACCAAAGAGACGTTGACCTATAACGTCCTCAAGGCCGGCACCAACGTGTTCTACGCCAACGGCACCGCCCGTACCGACGTCAATACGCCGGTCACAAAGGCGCTGGTTCGCCGCGTAACGCGGGCGCTCAAGGTGCAGAACGCACGCAAGATCAGCTCGGTGCTGGCTTCCGAAGTGAAGTACAACACCCAACCTATAGAAGCGGGCTTCATCACATTGGTTCACCCGAACTGTGAAAACGACGTTCGTGAGATCGACGGCTTTATCCCGGTGAAGAACTACGCCCAGGGCAAAGCGATGGAAGGCGAGATCGGCAGCGTGGAAGACATGCGCTTCGTCAGCTCCACCGTCTTCACCGCGTTTGCAGATGCGGGTGGGGCGGCAGGCACCATGTTGTCTACCACAGGCACCCTGGCCGATGTATACCCGATGATCACTTTGGCGAAGGAAGCATTCTCGATCATCCCGCTGCGGGGCGCCAACGTTGCTCAGATGTACGTGGTGTATCCGAAGGCTACCGAGACTGATCCGCTGGCTCAGCGCGGTACCATCGGCTACAAGTTCTACCACGCCAGCATCATCACGAACGAGTTCAATCTTGTTCGGATGGAAGTGGCAGCTACCGCGTAATCGGTAGTAACTGTATGACAAACCCCGCCGCGTGCGGGGTTTGTTTTGTCTGTACTTGAATAATGCCCGGTGTCAAGCGATACTGCAGGGCACAACCACACGCGATAGGGTCTTACCATGGATCGAGTAACGATTGAACCCGCCGAAAACGGCTACATTGTGCGCTACGACGATGACGCTATCCGCGAGAAGAACAGCAAGTCGGACAGCAAGTGGGAAGACCCAGAAGTGCGTAAAGTCTATCCGGACGAAGCCAGTATGATGCAAGACATGGCGACGATCCTGCCCACGTTGAAAACCGAAGTAAAACCCGCCGAGGAATATACCGAGGCGTTCAATGAAGCCACGAGCGAGTAACCACCATGACTACTGGATCGAACGAGTGGGACACCCCCGAGTCGGGTAATACCACGGAAGACAAAGCACCGACGACTAAGCCGACTGCAAAAACAGCGACCAAGGCTACACCGAAGCCGAAGAAGGCAGCGTCACGCCGTTCGGGTAACGACGAGAACGAGGAAGACATCAAGTATGTTGACCTGCTGACCTCGAAAGATGATAAGGACGATTCCGAAATCATCAAGCTGTTTCAGAATGATGAGATCCCACCCAACGGCCAACCGTTTGGCGTCAACGGTCGTTTCTTCGCGTTGAAGGCGAACGTGTGGTACCGAGTACCAGGCTGGCTGCTGTCCACCATTGACAACAGTATCCACGAGAAGCCTGTCACGGATGATAACAACCGTTTCATCGGTACTCGTCCACAACCACGCTTCCCGTACACCGTACACCGGGGTTAATCCATGAAGACACGCGAGCTTATCCAAGAGGCGAGGGTGAACGTCCTGCGGGATATATCCACCGCTGTGGGGGGTTCGCCTGTCGAGGATGCCATCTGGACGGATGCGACCTTGGCGCTATACCTGCGAGACGGGGAAGCCAAGTTCGCCGCCCAGACGTTGTGTCTGCGTGACTCCATGACCCCCGAGGTTGTGGAGATCGTGTTGCAGACGGGTGTAACTCAATACCAGCACCACAAGAGCATCAAAAATATTTACGCGGCGTTGTATGACGGTAGCCGGCACTTGCGCCGCACCGCGTACAGCACACGATTTGGGGCGGTCGGTGATATGAACCCCGGCCACAGCCTGACGGAGCCCACAGGGCGCGGGTGCCCCCAGATTTACTACACTGACCGGGACACGAACCATATCGGTTTTTACCCCACCCCGGGCGAAGACGAGAACAACAAGGTCGTCACCTTGCAGGTGGCGCGCTTGCCGCTCCAACCCATATCCATCACACGCTTGGATGCCGAGGCCGAGATACCCGAGGAATACCACCTCGATCTGGTAGACTGGGCCTGCTGGCGTGCACTGCGTAACCACGACGCGGACCTGGAGTCCAGCGGTGAGTCCATCCAGATGTTGATGGCGAAAGCCTCAAGCCACCGTAGCCGGTTTGAAGCTGCCGTAAAAGAATGCAAGCGCGAAATGAAGTACCAGAACTCGCAGCTCGTGCAGTTCGGTGCGAATGTTAACTGGAGGTAGACCCGATGGCTTTGGTACGTGATCCCCGCACTGGACAGTTGGTAGAAGATGGCCGCCCAGCGGTGAACCCCAATGCACCGAACATGGGTCGTGCAGTCGGAGATGTCGTTGCCGGTACGCTGGGCGCACCAGTCGGGTATGGGATGGGCTTGGTACGGGCAGGTGCAGCCCAGCTACTAGGCGGCGAAGTGGTTGACCCGTACGCACGCGGTCGATCTCAGCTAGAGCGCGCAGCCGGTGGGTTGTCCACCTTGGCGGACGCTAACAGGGAAACCCTATCTGGTGTCCAAGGCGCCGCATTGGGTCTGGTGGGTGCACAGCCCCGACAGGCACAGGCTGCCGTGGAACCTGCGACGCAGGCACCCACTACCGCCACGTCGTCCGCGCCAGCTATGCCGGCGGATACCACCCAACCCACCACGGCACCGGATTCGTTTGTAGCGGGGTCCGATGCACGCATCAAAGCCATAACTGACGCCTCCCGCGTACCGATGGGCGTGGACACAGCGGCCCTCAACCGGGACCTGGCTGAGCGGGTTACTGCCTCGCGCCCAGAAGCGCCGATCTACCAGGCGGCGACCCCAGGTAACTTCAATATGTACAACACCGATCAGACCGCACTGGCAGCCAGAGCTGCGCCGTCGGCCGGTATCAACTTCGGTTTCGGTGTAGGTGGTTCACCCACCGCCAGCG